GAGGCCAAGAGGTACATGCGCGAGCCAGAATCGTCAAGCTTCCCGTGGGAGCAGTTGCTGGTTCTGGGTGGAGCCGCGCTGGGTGTGCCGACGCTGGGCGTCGGCGCAGCTAGATACGTGCGACACCGTCGCGTTCAACACCAGGAGGACGACAATGCCTAACAAGAAGGGCCTGTACGACAACATTCACGCCAAGCGCAAGCGCATCAAAGCTGGCAGCGGCGAAAAAATGCGCAAGCCTGGGTCTAAGGGAGCGCCGACGGCCAAGGCGTTCAGGAAGTCGGCCAAGACGGCCAAGAAACGGCGGTAGCGCACGCGATGGCTGATCCGTACTGGGTGACTGGAGACCCGGCCGATGTCAACTCGGACATTGCGCCGCTCAAGTACGGACCTGGGCCGGACGAAGACGCCTACGTTTGGGACCCCAACCCCGACGTGACTCCATCTGGGGGTATGGCTGTGCTCGTTTGGGCCCACGGTGGCGGCAACCAGGGCGGCTCAGGCTTTACCAGCAACACGGCCGTGCCATTCGGGTTCCTCGAGGCCGTCTACGGGGTGTATTCGTTCGAGTACAACCACGAAAGTACCCCCGTGATGCTTGTCACCATCTCATACCCCATGGGCATGAGCTTGTGGCAAGGCATGGGGCGGGGAGCTCGGCCGCTGACCCGCAACCACGAGCCGGAGTCAGGGTGGCGAGCCATGCAAAAGGCCGTTGCCTGGGTCAAAGGCAAGATTGCTCGCGGTGAAGCACCGTTCACGCGTTGCAACAAGGACCTGGTGTACTCGGGTGGCATTTCTGCTGGCTCCACGTGGGCCATGCAAGCTGCGTTCTACCCACCGCTGCCGCACGCGACCTATGGCGAGGACTCGTTGCCCAAGGCGCTGATTCTTCAGCATGGCGTGCCCGACGTAAACACGCACACACCTAGCGTCTCGAGCACGGACTTCATGCTCAACGGCCATTCGCGCTGGTATGGGCAGGGGCTGGCGCAGGCTGACGCGATCGTGGCGGCCGAGAAGGGCCTCACCGTGAGCTCGAGCGATCCGGCTGGCGTGGTTGGCTACCACACTAGCGGCTTCAACGAGCTGAAGCGCCGCATGGCCAGCAACGCATCCGGGCAGTACGGCCAGATCCCCATTGTGACGGCCTACCCGTCAAACAGTCGCACGGAGACCGAGCCGTGGACTATCGCTCACTCGGCTGCGCAGGGCGCTGCCCTGCATAGCTACCTCGCATCCACGCCAGAGTACACGGCAACGCACTACCACCTGGCCAACACCGACGGCAATGAGTCCAACGTCACGGACGCGCTGCCGGGCGGCACGTGGGCCTACGCATGGAGCGACCAGGCCAACTGGGAACGCATGATTCAGGTGATGATCGACACCGGATACGACGTGTCGATTGAGCCTGACGACGCCGGAACGCCTACTTTCCCCGTTGCGCTGTCTGAGCACGGACTTTGGGCCCAAAACGGCGACAACCTAATGCACCAGAACACCGGCACCGGCATCTTCGACGTGCATTGGCTGTACAACCAGACCGGAGACTTCCCTAACACGACCACCTTCGCCCTAAACCAGCGAGGACACTACCTAGAAGCGCAGGACGACTCGGCCGTAGCGCTGCAAGCCCACTCCTGATATGGCAAACACCAAAATCACCGATCTGACGGCTCTGACTGCGCCGGTTGGCAGCGACCTGGTTTACATCGTGGACGTGTCCGACACTTCGGACGACCCGTCTGGCAGTAGCTTCAAGGTCACAGTCACGGACCTGCTGCGCGAAGGTATCGAGAACGTGCTGCTGGCCGGCGCGCACTCGATGCTGTACTGCAACGGCAGCACGGTTGCCTCGCGCCTGGATATCAGCGAGCGCACCGCGCTTATGCGCGGGGGAAGCGGCACTATTGTGGCCGGCACCGGACGATCGCTGCTAGATGAGGTCGTGGTTGGCGACACCACCAGCGAAACCAGCGCCAACAACTATCAGCCGCACTACTACAACCTGTGGAACGGCACCAACGGCGACCTGGATACCACCACGCTGACGTGGCCTATGTCCGGCAGCAACCTTGGCGCCGTTTCGGTCTATCACGATCCGACGGCCGACACCGCTGCGGTTATCAACCTGCCGGCCGCCAGCTCGAGCCTGGCGGGAGACCGCCTGTTTGTGTTCAACCGCAAAGCCGATGCTACATCCGGGTATGTCGAGGTCAGGAGCTCCACGGGCGGGTCTGGCTCTATGGTGGACGAAGACACCCAGAACCAGGGGTGGCGTCTGCACTACGGAGACTTCGTTGGCTTTGAATGCAAGCTGGACGAGACCACGTCTGCCTACGAGTGGTATCAGTGCGCAGGCACCCCTCTCGAGGAGCGATACGAGCGCTTTGAAACCTCGGGCAGTCTGACGTTCGGCAACGGCACGCAGTACACCCCGGGCAAGGCTCACATTGACGTGACTGCCGACGGGCAGACTATCACTCTTCCCAGCGCGTCTACCGGGCGTCGCTACCAGTACGCGATCCGCAACTACAACTCAGGCATCACGTTCACAACCGGAACGACTGTGGCCGCCGCCGGCTCAGACACCATCACTTGGGACCCTAGCGATACCGGCAACACTCAGGCCGTTATCACCAGCGGAACGCACGCCTTCACGCGACTCGAGACCCGGGGCGACGGCGTTTGGTACGAAATGTACCAGTCGGGCACCGTGACCTACTCCTGACCTATGGCCGGCATCAAAGAGCAGCCTCGCGCGCGGGGCACCATTCGGTACGTGCTGATCGACGAGCGCACTGGCGACATTGTGGGCGAAGGTCAGCGCGAAAACATTATCACCGACGCAGGCATCACGGACATTGCCGAGGCAATGGCTCGAGCCTACGGCAGCGGCACGCCGGCTGTAACTAACGTGATGAACGTGGTGGCTCTTGGCCGTACCAGCCTTAGCCCGGGGGCGCCGGCCGCGTCTAACACGCTCAACAACATTGGCATTGGCGAAACGGCTGGGCTGGCAACGGTGGACTCTGGCTACCCCAAGCTGAATGCCACGACGGGCGATGATGCGTCGAACTCAACGTCAGGTGGGGCCGACATCCTGACGTGGCGGGCCACGTGGGCGGCTGGCACGTATGACTACGCTGATATTGACGACGTGGCCATTACCGAAAGCGGCGCAGCTATCCCGGCTTCGGGCCAGTCCATCCTCAATCACTCCGATGGGCTTGCTATCGACAAATCCGGCGGCAACAAGACCCTGCGCCTGTGGGTGAACATCAGCATCACCAGGCCGTAGGTTCCATTATCTGTGACCAACACGTTCAAGCGGGTCATTTCGACCACGGCGCCCACCAGTACTGGCACGGTTGACTACACCGTTACCGGCCTGGGCCCGTCTACAGACATCAAGGCTGTAGAGGTCGAGGTTGCGCGCGCGACTGCGCTAGACACCAACACGGACGGCCGATCGGGCTGCAAGGGGTTCAGCGACGGAACGACCGAGGCTGTGCTTAGCTGGTCTGGCGAGCACAACGTCGGCACTACAGACACATACACCTACTCTGCGCAGGATAAGGTTGTAGCGTTGATGGACCCGGCGGACGGGTCACTAGAGGCGGTGGCGACGTTTGACTCGTTCATCACCGATGGCGTCCGGCTCAACTGGACAACGGCTCCCAGCTCAGCGTATCGCGTCGCAGTCGTCATTACCGCAGGGCTTGACGTAGAGTGCGACGTTCAGATTGTAGACCCAGCTGACGCCGCCTCGGGCACCGTAACCGTCACGCCGGGGTACACGGCTGAAACGCACCTGGTGCTGTCCCTTGCCGGAACTATCAGTACCGCGTTTGACGGCACGCTGGAGAGCTCTAGCAGCGTGTCCTGGGGCGCATGCTCCAACGACGGCACGACCGTGACGCAAAACGCTGAGGCTTGGTCCTTTCAAGACGCAGTTACGACCACGCTCGATAGTGGCATCGTACACCTGGGCCGCATTGCGTCTCACGTAAGCAGCACGGCTTTGGGCGTTGCCTACGCGGCTAGTGGATTCAACGCGTCTACTGGTGCGTTTACGCTGACAACGGCTGGGGCTTCAGCTACATCTGCTGAACGCCTAGCTGTAATGTTGTTCCATTTTCCGTCGAACGTGCAGGCCAAGGCGTTCAACCACGCGACGGAGACTTCAACCGGGACGGCTGCTGGCGACCTTGGCTTTCCGCCGCAGTACCTGTGGTATGGGCTTTCGCTGATCAACGCGACAAACGCTGTGCGCACCAATGCCCAGGCAGGTTCCTACGGAAGCGGCCACGCAGACGAGACCGGTGTGGAGTGGTGCGCGTCGTACTCGGACCAGGACAATCAATCCACCAGCAACACGCAGTCGCTGGTCACTGAGACGCTAATCAGGCTGCCTCTGCACTCAGGATCGGGCGGATACACGGCCAACGTGGATAGCTGGGATGCTGGCGGTTATACGCTGAACTACACTGCGGTGCTCGGCAGCGGCCGTTACGTCATCGGCTATGCCATTGAGCAGGATGACTCGCTGGCCGAAACGATTGTGGAGTCAGCTGAGGCGTCAGACGATTTCACGGCGCTGTACGAGCTCGCGCAGGTAGAGTTAGGTGAGGCGGTAGACGCTATTGCGATCAAGCATGACGATCCGTCTACCGAGTCCGGCGACGCCACCGACTCTATTGAGTGGGCCCTGCTGGCCGACCAAGAGTTTCCAGAGGTGTCGGTTGCCGACTATGGATCGGTCGCAGACCAGATCATTTTCTCGCTATTGCTCGAGCAAGCGCAGCGGCTGTGGCAGCCTCAGGCGTCTGTTGGCTACGGCGAAGTAGCCAGCAATCGCCATTACATGCCGAAGCCGCAGGCGTCTACGGGGTCCGGGGCCACGTCGGCCAACTATCACTACATGCCTGAACCGCAGGCTATCGTTGGAGAATCACCATGAGCCAGGCCAGGCGCATCGGCCGCATTGAAATCGACGAGCATGAACACGTCACCCTGATGGACCGCCAGGTCCTGAATGACGGGTCGTATCTCACCAAGGCCCAGACGAGCAGCATTCAACTGATTGTCTATAGCCAGTTGGGTGAGGAGGAGTCGTTTGCGCTAGACAAGAACACGGTCGTGGCTGACGTGCTACAGACCGATGAGTTCTGGTCCCGCGACAAAGTGGGCTACAACGTCAAGTACACGCTCGACACGCAAGGCATCATGGAGGCCGGCCGCGAATACTCTGTGACGTTGGTTATCGAGACCGTGGACTGGGGGCCCAAATACAGCCAGTACAGAGTCAAGGTGCGTGACGTTCCTGGGGTGAGCTGATGGTTGCCAAAGGCCAGTACCGAGCTCGAGGCGCGGCCGCAGACCTGTTCTTCTGCGAAGACCCCGAGGTGTTGATCGAGGGCCCGGCCGGCACCGGCAAGACTCGCGCGGTGCTAGAGAAGATCAACTGGCTATGTCAGGAGGTCAAAGGCGCGCGCGCGTTTATTTGCCGCGCCACCAGGGCGTCTATGACGGAATCGGTGCTGGTCGAATTCGAGGAATCGGTGCTGACCCCGGGCAAGGGTATTCGCCCTAGGGGCGGATCTGTCGAGCGCAGAACTGCATACGACTACCCGAACGGGTCACACATGGTGGTGTCTGGCCTGGATAACGCCGACCGGATCATGTCGTCGCAGTACGACTTTGCGGCGGTGTTTGAGGCTACCGAGATTGCGGAAAGCGACTGGGACAAGATCCAGACGCGTATGCGTCACAACAGGTTCAGGTATCAGCAGTCCATTGCCGACTGCAACCCTGCCTTCCGCTCGCACTGGCTCAACCGCAGGGCCAGCAGGATCAGCCGTGAGGGCATCCCCATGATGACCCGGCTTCTGTCGCGCCACGAAGACAACCCATCCGTCACGGCCGAGTACCTGCGCCGACTGGACAACCTGGCCGGCGCGCGATACGAGCGTCTGCGCCTGGGGCTTTGGGTCGATGAGTCCGGCGTCGTGCTCCCCGAGTTCGACGAAAGAATCCACGTCGTTAGCCCGCAGCATTCCCTCAACCCGGACGGAACAACCGCAATTGCCTATTATATTGGCGCAATTGACTGGGGCTTTCGCAACCCAGGTTGCTTTCAGGTTTGGGGTGTTACTTGGAACGACGAAATGTATCGCGTAGCCGAGGTGTACTTTCGGGAAAAGAGCCTTGACTGGTGGAGCGCGGTCGTTTCAGACGCCCACGAACGGTACAATCTAAGAACCATTTACTGCGATCCAGCCCAGCCGGAGCACATAGCTATGCTCAACCGACGACTCGGCCCGCAGGGCGGGCGCAACGTCAACGCAATCGCGGTCAAGGCCAACAACGACTGGCTGGCCGGGCGCGACCTCGTAGCCGAGCTCTTGAAGCCGACGGATGGGTCCAGCCCCAAGATGTATCTGGTCAACTCGGCTAGTCGCTTCCGAGGCGTAGACAAGACGCTACGCGAAGAGCACCTGCCCGTGTGTTCAGAGGAAGAGTGGCCGGGTATCACGTGGGATGAGGCCAAGGACGACAAACCCATCAAGGAGCGGCCGATGGCGGGCGTCCCT